AAAATAAAAAAAGAAACTATTGAAAAAATTTCTGAGCTTATTAAAGAATTACTTTAATTTATAAACACAAAAGGAAAAATACAAGGAGAAAAATTATGAGCTATATAGATTTAATAAATGCTTTCGAGAAATGGCTCGAAACAAATTATTTGCCAAGTTCGGCTCAATTGTTGTGGTACAAATTAATAATGTTATTCAACAAATGTCGGGTGGAGCGAATGGATTTCAGTAGATAACCGTAGATTGATGGCACTCTTAGATGTGAAACGTGAAGCCACTTTTATATCATATAGAGATAAACTAATAGATGCAAATTTATTTGAATATCAAAAAGGGAAAAAAGGAAGCCCTAATAAATATAAAATTTGTACTGTCAATTTTGAAAGTACAAATGATAAAAAAATTTATACTGTCAAAAATGAAAGCCCAAATAGTAGTCAAAAGCGTAGTCAAAACCGTAGTATAAACCGTAGTATAAAGCGGAGTTAAAACCGTAGTCATAAATAGACTAGATAAAGACAAAGATATTTATATTAATTTATTTAATAAATATAAAAAGAAAATCGAAAACGAGCATGCAAACGAAAAAATAAAAATAATAGCAGAATGCAAGAACTCTGACGAATATGCTTTACTCTCTATTGAACAGCAAGAACAACTATTTTTGGATTTGATGAGTATAGATAAAAAATTCAAATAATTCTAAAAAAGGAGCAAAAAATGGATAATTTAACTCCAGAGGAAAATTTACAAATTCAAGTGCAGCAAGCATTATTTGAACTAAAAATTATGGGAGATAGGTTTGCTGCTTCGAATATAAAAATAGTTAAAGATTATATTACAAGCCTAGAAGAACAGATAGAAAGGTTGAAAAATGAACAAATATAGTAATAAAAAAACAGTAGTAGATGGTATCCAGTTTGATTCAAAATTGGAGTCTGTTAGGTATGGAGAATTAAAAATACTAGAAAAAGCAAAGATTATTACAGACCTTAGATTACAAGTTGGATTTGAACTAATACCTTCGTATGTAAAAAATGGTAAAAAAGTACAAGGAATCAAGTATGTTGCTGACTTTGTCTATTACGATAGAGAAAAGAAAAAAACAGTAGTAGAAGATACCAAGGGCATGAAAACAGATGTATTTAAAATAAAAAAGAAACTTTTTGAATATAAATACAAAGATTTAGAAATTACCGAAGTATATAAGGAGGATATAATGAAATGGTAAAAAAACAATTAGGACAACTTTCAGAAGAAGAAGAAAATTTTATGAAAACTACAGGATTACAAGCATTATGGACCTGTATGACAAAAATAACAGGAAAGACAGGTGTATGGAGAGAAAACTATATAAATTTATCTATTGAAATATGCGAAATATATAATAATAAAGGTTTTATATGTATCTGTGATGGAGATAATAAAACTGTACATTATGGTTGGGAGGAATAGAAATGGAAAATGTAAAAGAAATAGAAAAGAAACTTTCTTTATTGGACAAAGACTATTTTCATGTTTGCGAGGTATTGGATTCAAATGGAGAAATATCATCTTGGAAAGTTTTTTATAAAAATATGAATAACTCAATCTATTATAGCCAATATAATAAACCTGTATTAGATAGTAAGTATAATAGTCTTTATGATATAGAAAGATTGATTGATTCATTTGAAATAGCGAAAAAGCAAGCTAATAATAATACAATACTTGAGCAAATTCAATTAAGTATGGCAATATCAGAATATCTTTCAGGAGTTGCAGAAGAAATAATGAAAGTTGGTGGTATTATTGCTTTTTGTTTACTAATTTTCAATATTGCTAGTTTTATTATGTTAGAAGGAATTATAGGAGCAATATGTCAGGTTTTAGGAGTTGTATTTTTAACAATAACTTTAAGTACATTAGATTATATCAGGGAAAAAACATTTAAAGGAACTGAAAAAATATATAATAAAGCTGAAAAGATAGTAATAAAAAATGAATTAAAGTATAGAAAGGGTAATGTATATGAAATTAACAGAAAAAGAAAAAATAAAAAAAGAGTATATAGATAGTAGTTTTGAAATACGCATAGTAAAAAAAATAGGAGAGGACAGTACAACACAGGTATATTTTGGAACGCAGCAAGAAATAGCGGTTGGTGTTACAAGTATGTTTGAACAACTTTTATCTAATAAGGTATTTACCGCTTCTCATCTAAAATATATGCTAAAGTTAGCAATACAAGCTTATGAAGAAAATTTAGAAAATTAAAAATTAGATTGGAGATAAAGATGTAAAAATGAATTTTAATCATGATATAACATTTTGCACAAGCATAAATTGTCCATACAGATTTAATTGTATAAGAAATATAATAAACAATAAATTTGAAAAAGGAGAACTGATATCACAATGTAATTTTGAACATACCTATTCAAATTGTGATTATTTTATAAAGAAATAGGAGTAAAAAATAATGAAATTATTTAGATTTATGAGCATAGAGGAATTTAAAAAATACATAAATAATGAAAGCTTAATAAATAATAAGAATCATGCTGTAGAAGATATGAAAAAGACAGATTCTATTGGCTTCTGTTTCTTGAACTATGCAAATTTTAAACCAGAAACTTCACTACATTTTTTAACTGGAATTGTAGATTTTGATATATGTGCAATTTTTGAAACACAAAGAAAATATGTTTATAAAACTTATGGGAGATACGCTAAAACTGATACTATACTAAATAGTAAAGTAGAATCCTTTATTGCAGAAGAATATTGTACAAGAGAGTATTCACAAGAAAGCTTTAAATTACTAAAATATACTATTCCTGATTGGAAAAATAGAAAAGAATGGTATTGGATAGAATGTAATAAGTAGCGAAGGGAAAATAAAAATGAAGGTAGATATATATAATACAAGTAAAAAATATAACATAATATATGCAGATCCTCCTTGGGCATATAGAGATAAAAGAACTGACAAAAAAATGTCAGGAGGAGTGACAAAACATTATAAAACAATGCAAACAAAAGATATAGAAGATATGGGAGATACGATTCAAAAAATAGCTGCAGATGATTGTATGCTATTTATGTGGGCAACTTTTCCAAATTTAATAGAAGCATTAAAAACAATAGAAGCATGGGGATTTACATATAAAACTTTGGGCTTTAGTTGGATAAAAACTAATAAAAGAGATGGAAAACCGTTTTTTCGGAATTGGTTTTTATACTAAAAGCAATTGTGAAGTATGTCTACTTGCAATAAAGGGAAAGCCAGGCAACCTAAAAATAAGTAATTATGTAAGTAGTTGCATAATATCAGAAAGAAGGGAACATAGTAGAAAACCAGATGAAGCAAGAGAAAGAATAACTCGATTAGTTGGAACAGTTTCTAAGATAGAGTTATTTGCAAGACAAGAAGTGGAAGGCTGGGATTGTTGGGGAAATGAGGTGTAAAAAGTGATAGAAGTAAATGAATATGTAAGAACAAACAAAGGTTATATTTTTAAGATAGCTGGAGAAAAGAAAAGTTTACAAGTAGCCAATTTTTCAGATATAGAATATGGAAAAATAGTAAAACACAGTAAACAAATAGTAGATATAATAAATATTAAAGATATATGTATGTTTGAAAAAAATTGCGTCTATATATATGACAATCATTTTTTAGATGCTGTAAAAGAAAATATCAAGAAGCGGAAATAAATTAAAAACAATACTAACAAAAGAGCAGTTTGAGGCTAATTGTTATAAAGTGGGGTAGAAAAATGAAAAAATATAAATTATGGATAAAAAAATATAATTTATTAAAAAATGAAAATGAAATAATTGAAGAAGTAATTGCAACTAACGATATTTATCACGAGATAGGATATATATATTGTACATCACTTGAAAAAATCGAAAGAATAGATTATCAAGAAGTGAAAGAGTAGGAGGAAAAAATGGAATATAGATACATGATATGGAATGATGTAAAAAAAGAGTTTCAATTTCCACGAATTTGTGAAACAACAGAAAAAGGAGCTAATACTTGTCTATTCAATTTTATAGGAAATGACGCAAGAAAAGACAGATTTCAAATCAAGAAAGTTGAAAAAGAGGAAGCAAAGAAAATTATAAAGGAACTTAAACAGAAATATAAAGCAGAGCGTATCAAAAGTATAATTCCTAATGTAAATTTTAGTATTATATTAGAATTGGTAAAGAAAAACGACTCAGGAGGAATAATAGTAAAGGGGTAAACTATGACAGTAGGAGAAGCAATTGAAAGACAAAGAGAATATGTAGCAAATAAATATCATATAAGCAAATATTCAAATGAAAAATTAAAAGAAAGTATGAAAGTATTAACAAAAGCTTATGACGAATTATGGGAATATTTAGAACAGGAACATCAAGATGTATTAAATGAATTTTTAAGGAGGGAGTAAATAAGATATGAGTAATATAGAGAATTATTTAAAACATTTTAAAACTATAACGAAGCATAAATTTTATGTTATGGAATTTTGCTTTAAATGTGGAAAATTTAAGAGAGGATTATTACATGATTTAAGCAAATATGGAATAACCGAATTTTGTAGTAGTGCTAAATACTTTCAAGGGACAAGTAGTCCGATAGATGCAGAAAAGAAAGAAAAAGAATATAGTTTGGCGTGGCAACATCACAAGGGACATAACCCACATCATTGGGAATATTGGATTGATAACATAGGAACTTATAAAAATACACCTTGTAAAATTCCATATGATTATGTAATTGAAATGATATGCGATTGGCTAGGAGCTGGAATAGTATATTCAAAGCAAAAGGTAGATTATGACAAGTCATATAGTGAACCATTAAAATATTATAATAAATGTAAAAAAGAAAGAATATTTCATCCAGAAACTCAAAAATTAATAGAATATTATTTGAACATAATTGAAACAGACGGAATAAATGCTTTTTGCAAAAATGTAAGAAGAAAAGGTTATGTCTATGCTGATTACATAGGCAAAACAATAAATTGAGAGAGGAGTAATACATAATGAAAGAAAAAACAGCAGATAAAATTAAAATAGAGTTAAAAGATATAGTAAAATTACAACATTTGCATATAGATATATTCACAGAAGAAGATGAAGATTATCCGAACAAGAAAATTATAAGCAATAAGGAAAGAGCAGTTCAAAGAATATTAGATAAAATAACAGATAAAAGATTTAATCAAATTGAAATTTGGAAAGTAATACAAGTTAAAAGCTGGGATACTACAGACGATACATATAGACCAATTTGCAATAGATTAAGAGAGTTAGGATACGAAATTATAAACTAGGAGATGATTTTTAGTGAAAGAAAATAGTATAGAAGAAACAATAAAACAATTAAAATTAATGTTAAAAGTTCGTAAACAACAAAAAGAAATAATAGAATGTGCAGACGGAAGTTGTATGAATTGTAATCCAGACATCAAGGCATTAATTGAAAGTATAGATATTTTATCAGATTATAAAAGAGTATTAAAAATAAACGAAGTTTTATTAAAAGAGAATGAAGAATTAAATTCAAAAATACCAAACCTAGAACAAGGTACAGAAATATTAATGGAAATAAATACAAAATTAACTAATGAACTTAACGATAGTATATCAAAGCAAAAAATAAAAGATATAATAAACAGAATTGATTATGATATAAAAAAGACTAAAGAAATAATATCAAAAAATACAAATATTTATGCAAGTTATCGAAAAAACAGCTATCAAATAACAAGATTAAAAGCAATAAACACAAAATCTTTAGATATAAAAAAGAGATTACAAGAATTACTAGAAAGTGAGGAATAAATGAACGAGGAAGAAAAGAAAGCTATTGAAAGTTTTAAAGATGATTTAAATAGATGCAAAAATGAATTAATTTTATGCAGGCAAGGTTTACTAGATTTGAAAACAATATTAAATCTAATAGAAAAATTACAAAAAGAGAATGAAGAGTTAAAATTGTATAATAATTCAATAACTTCACAACTAGAGCAAATGACAACCAAAAAGTTTAAAGAAGGTTGGATTCATCAAAGTGAATTTAAAGACTTTATTCCAGTTCAAAAAGTAAAAGACAAGATAAAAGAAATATTGAAGAATGGAGAATATAGAATAATATTTGAAGGGGATGCGGAATTTCCAGATGAGGCAACAATTATTACTACAAAATATCTAAAACTAGAGAAAGTACAAAAGCTACAACGAGAGAACGAAAGATTAAGAAAGCAAAATAAAATAATGTGTGATGAATATTGTCCACAAATTCAAAAAATAAAAGCTAAAATAGAAGAACTAGATATAGCAATATTAGAATGTGAATATTCAGATGATGACAGCGAAGAATACAAAAAAGAAGTTGAACAAGATAAGCTAGAGTTGTTAAAACAGAAAAGAGTTTTACAGGAACTACTAGAAGTGAGAAAATAAAATCAAATAAACAAATACAGTAATATCAATCATTAAGCCGTTTGGTAAATACATAAATGAAATTAAAATCAAAGAAGGAGAATAAATAAAATGAGTGCTGATGAGATGTTTGAAGAGTTAGGATATAAAATAAAAGAAACTACTTGGAAAGAAGATGGAAAGAAACATTTTATTGAATATAATTCAAATGATACGCAAATACAATTTTCATTAGATACAAAACATATTTTAATAACTAATATATTAAACTCAAAAGAACTACAAGCAATAAATAAGAAATGTCAAGAACTTGGATGGATAGAGGAGGACTAACATATGACAAAAGAACAAGCAATAGAAAGACTAAAAAAATTAGATTATTTACTTGATGATGTATACAGTACAGGATTAGTTGAAGATGAAGAAAGAAACAAATATCAAGATGCAATAGAAATAGTTTTATCTATGCTAAAAGAAAAAGACAAACAAATAGATTTAATGGCAAATCATATAGCAACAAGTGATAGTGACTTATGCGAGTATTTAGATATAACAACTAAATGTAAATATTATGCAGGAGACAATGGAAAAACTTGTGATAACTGTATAAAATAATATTTTGAAAATAAAGTCAAAATATTAAGTCGTTGCAAAAATGTGAGAAAAGTATTAAAAAGTGATAGGAAAAATGTGAAAGGAAGAAAAAATGATAAGTAAAAAAGAATTTGTAAAAATAATAAACAATTTAAAAGAAGTAAACGATTTTGTAGAAGAAACAAATAGTAGAGCAAAAAAACTAAATGATGCTATTATATCAGACTTCTACAATACAATGAGTTTATCAATATCACATGAATATACAGTTGTAAAGTTGTTAGAAAATATTTTTAATGATAAAGATATAATAAGCTGGTGGCTATATGAATGTGATTATGGGAGAAATTTCAAAGTTGGAAATTTACAGGTTGAAGGAAAACAAATTGATTTAACAACATCAGAAAAATTGTATGATTATCTAATAGAAGAAATGGAGCTGAATACAAATGAAAATACCAAAAGTAATTAGTAAAAATGGACACGAATACATACTAGTAAAACAATGTAATGAAGGCTTATACTTATATAAGGATTTATTATATGGCTATATGGAAACATTCACAAAGTTTGACCTGGGGCTAATAACAGAAAGGGAAAATATGATAAGTGTTGCTAAGAAGCGGAGGAAACACAAAAATATAATTGATGGAGGAAAATATAATATGAGTAGAAAATTTGAATATGTAAAAAGAGTAACGAGTACAGGATATGAAGTAAAAGAACCAGATTTTAAATTACCAGAAAGAAAAACAAAAAAGTCAGCTGGATATGACTTTGAATGTATAGAGACAATAACTATACCAGCATATAAATTAGGAGATAAACCAGTACTAGTACCTACAGGAGTAAAATGTAAAATGCAAGATGACGAATTTTTAATGCTAGTAAATAGAAGTAGCAATCCTAAAAAGAAAAATTTAGTTATACCAAACAGCATGGGAATAATTGATGCAGATTATTATAACAATCCAGATAATGATGGAGAGATGATGTTTGCTTTTTATAATTTATCAAATGAAGATATAACTATAGAAAAAGGATATTGTATTGGACAAGGAATATTTCAGAAGTATTATATCACAGAAGATGATAATGCAACAGGAAAAAGAACAGGTGGATTCGGAAGTACAAGTAAATAAGGAGGAACTTTTATAAATGCCTAATTATAAGTTATCAAAAGATTTGAAAAAACGTATGGAAAAAGAATTGAGACAATATTGGGGTAACATTAAAAAAATAGAACAATTGGAGAAAGAAATAATAGAAGAATCAGGAACAGGAAATACTCAAGGAAAAACAAATGTAACATCAGACCCAACAAGTCAAAAGGTGCTAAAATTAATATCTACTAGAAGTCTTATCTTATTAAATCAACGTATAATGTATGTAGCAAATACTATTAACAGATTAAAACCTTTTGAAAAAGAAATATTTAACTTGATTTTTAGAGAAAATAGAGATTGGTTATACTGTGAAACTATGAAGGGAATATCAAAAACTACATACTATAATATCATGAATAAAAGTATATATTATTTAGCAGAAGAATGGGGAGAAATATAAAATTCATAAAATGTGGAAAAAATCGAGAAAAATAACTATATTTTATGTGCTATAATACTAGTGTAGATAAAAGAAAGTTGAATTGTAAGATTTTATCTTTTTATCCTTTATGTTTACATTTTATTACTAAAACGGAAAAGAGCTATACATATAGTTCTTTTTTGTTAGTTATAAGAAAGGTTGGAAATCATGGAAAGATTAGAAGAAAAATACAAAGCAAATATATGTACACAATGTATTAATAAAAATGATGATGACTGTAATATAGTAATATTCAGCTGTAAAGGTAGCGTTTATTGCAAATGTATTAATTATAAAGGTAGAATGGATAAAACAGAAATAAGGTGTGATGTAAATGGCAAATGAGAAAAACTTAAAACCTGTACGAACCAAGAAGGAAGCAAGAGAAAGAGGGAGAAAAGGGGGAAAAAAGTCAGCTGAGGTAAGAGCAAAAAGAAAAACCTTAAAAGAAGAATTGCTTTTGTTACTAGAAACTAAAAACTATAATGAAAAAATAAGTTTAGCGATGATAAATGAAGCAGCAAAAGGAAATGTAAAAGCTTTCTTAGCCGTAAGAGACACTATCGAAGAAAACCCTAAGGACAAGATTGAAGTAAGTCAAGACAAACCATTTGAAGTAAATATTAAGGTAAAAAAGAGGTAAAACATGGATATTGAAATAACTGAAAAGCAAGAATTGTTCATAGGTTCTACAGCTTTTGAAACCTTATTTGGTGGAGCTGCTGGCGGAGGGAAATCATTTGGTCAATTAATAGATGCTTTACTGTACGCGTTAAAACACCCTAAATCTAAACAAATAATCTTTCGTAGAACTTTCCCAGACCTTGAAAGGTCAATCATAAGAACAAGTCTTGAATTTTATCCAAAAGAAATAGCAAGCTATAATTCCAGTAAACATATATGGAGATTCAAGAATGGTTCTATAATAGACTTTGGATATATAGACAATGAGAATGATGTGTATCAATATCAATCAGCAGAATATGATGTTATACGTTTTGACGAGCTAACACATTTTACTGAATACATGTATGTATATATGTTATCACGTTGTCGTGGAGCTAATCCTTATCCCAAGTATATTAAAAGTTCAACTAATCCAGGAGGTATAGGACATAGCTGGGTAAAAGCAAGATTTATTGATATAGGAGAGCCAAATACAATACATAATATCAAACAAGAAGATGGAACAACAACTTCAAGAATATTTATACCATCTCTAGTACAAGATAATCTATTTTTAATGTCTAATGATCCAGACTACTTAAAAAGGTTACAGAACTTGCCTGAAAAAGAAAAGAAAGCATTATTATATGGCGAGTGGGACATATTCGATGGACAATTTTTTACAGAATTTAAAAGAGATATACATGTATGCAAACCTTTTAAGATTCCTGAAACTTGGAGAATATTTAGAACAAGAGATTATGGACTAGATATGTGTGCATGCTACTGGATTGCTTTAGATTGGAATATGAATGCTTATGTATATAAAGAGCTATATGTAAGCAATTTAATTGTATCAGAAGCAGCAAGAAGAATAAATGAAATGACAACAGAAAACATATATTGTGATTATGCTCCACCTGATTTATGGAATAGAAACCGTGATACAGGAAAAAGCACATCAGATATATTTGCTGAAAATGGACAGTATTTAACAAAAGCAGATAATAATAGAGTAACAGGCTGGCTAGCAGTACACGAGTGGTTAAAGATAGTCGAAGATGAACAAGGACAAAAGACTACAAAGCTACATATATTTTCTAATTGTATTAATCTTATAAGAACGTTACCTGCTGTACAACATGATGAGAAAAATCCTAATGATGTTGCAAACGAGCCACATGAGTTGACACATGCTCCAGATGCTTTAAGATACTTTTGCACAATGTATCAATTACCAAGTAGTAAAACAGTATCATTACCAAATGGTAATTACACTCAAACAGAGTTAGAAGATTTAGGTTATATAAATATAACAACAAGAAAAAAAGATGCAACTATAAAACCACTAAATAGAAGGAGAAGATAATATTATGATTATGAAATTATGCTTTTTTGCTGTAGTATCATGTATAGTATTAGTATCAGTTGTACTATATATGAATATATTGTGCATTAAATACTTAAAAGAAATAACAAGAAACGTTAAAGACAAAGATAGAAAATTTAAAAGACAACATAGTGCAATCAAGCAAGCCAATTTTAGTAATCCAATAATTACTAGAAAAAATCCGTATGAAGAATATCAAAATGAAAAAGGATTATATGAACCAAGAATACCAAAAAAGAACTTAAAAATAAAGGAGGACTAATACATGTCAGATTCTCAAGATTATTTCGAAGAACTTAGAAAAGAAAAAGAAGGAAAAAGACAAGCTTTAATGACAGATACTGAATTAAAAGAAGCGGAAAAGTTTTTGACGTGGTATCGTAGAGCCTATGAAGATAAAGTCAATTTAGGTGTAGTTAAAAAATGGGAAGATATAAATAAATACTGGGAGGGAGACTTTGAAATACCAGATGATGAAACAGACCCAGCTCCTAATACAAACATAACCAACAGCAATATAGAAGGAAAAACAGCTTTACTATGTGACCAGAACCTAGCAATTCAAGTAGACCCACGAGAGCCAGGAGATAGATTTTTTTGTGATAAGGTTAGAATTTTAGCTGATTTTATAAAAGAACGTAATAAGATGTACAGAAAAATAGAAGTACACGAACGTAGACGTGAAATGACAGGTACAGGAATATTTAGAGTATTATGGAACTTTGATAAATTAGATGGACAAGGACTACCTGATATAGAGGCAATACACCCTAGTAGATTATTTATAGACCCTGCAATAACAGATGTCTATAATATTCAAAACGCTAAGTATATAATCGAAGCAAGCAATCGTTCAATCTATTCCGCTTCTTTAGAATATGGAGAAGATATAGCAGATGCAATCATGCCTAACCTAGATCCTGTTAGTAATGTTATAGTAAACAATGAAGAAGAACAATATGTACATTTAATGATATGGACAAAATACAAAGAGAACAAAGACAGTGATATACAATTAAGATTAATAGAAATGTCAGGTTGCGGAGTAATATTAAATGATACTAAAAAGAAATTAAAAGAATATACCGAAAAGAAAAATAAAGATAACGAAAGTACAACTGAATTAAAACTATTCCCAAATAGTAAGTATCCTTATTTCTTAACACCAGATATGTATAGAGAAAACACCGTATGGGGAAAAGCAAGTGCAGAACTTATATTACCTTTATCAGACCAAATAGATGAACTTGACGATAATATATTAAGAAATGCAAGATTGACAGGAAACCCTATGGCACTTGTTGGTAACAATTCTGGAATTGATGTAGATAAAATTACAAATGAACCAGGACAAGTTATACCAACAAATGATGTAAACGCATACAGATGGCTAACTCCACCAAGTATACCTGCATATGTAAGTAATAAAAGAAGTGAATTAATGAACAATGATAGACAAGTTGTTACAAGATTTACAGACCAACAAATTGGAAAATCTCAAAGTGGTGTAGATACAGCTACAGAAAGTATGGCATTACAAAATAGTGGTAATAGCATGATTGAGCATAAAAAAGGATTGCTTCAAGAAACATTATCAGAAGTATTTGAATATGCTATAGAACTTGCTTTACTTAATTGGGATACGACCATGGTATTTAGAATAACAGGAGAAAATGGAGAAAATGACTTTACTGAATTTAATCCTGATAGACTAAACAATATACCAGTATTAATTGAATCTGATACAGAATATAGAACAGAATACAAAAAGAAATGGGAAGAAAGAAACCCTGGAAAAGACTTTAGAAAAGAGGAAAATTCTGATAATTATAAATATATGCAAGCAGATGATAATGAGACTAGAAAAGTAAGATATGATTTAAGTGTTAGTGTTGGTGCAGGATTGCCTAACAATAAAGCATATAGATATTCTATAATAAGACAATCTTATGTAGATAAAGCAATAACTAAAAAAGAATATAGAAACTATCTAGTCAAAAATTTAGGTTTAAATATACCTAATATTCCAGAAACTATGGAAGAACAACAAGAGTTAGGCATATATGATAAGAATACAGTAAATCAAATGCAAGAAGAAACTAATCAGCAAATGCTAAATCAAAATCCAAATATAGAAGGACTAACAGCTAATGGTAATCCTCAAACATCATATATGAAAGGAGTATAAGAAATGTTTAATAATATAAAATTAAGAAATTCAACAACATGTGATTGTGGCAGAGAGTTCATTATATCAGATATAGAAAAGCTAGAAAGAATACATGACAAACATTTTTATTCTGGAATAGTAAAACATTATTCTAAAGCAACATGTCCTAATTGTAAAAAAGAAGTAATATTACTTTTAAAACAAGAAGGACAAACATACAAAGTATTAAATGTTGCAGAAAAAATTACTGAAACTGAGCCAGAAGATACTATAATTGAAAATAAAGAAGAAAGTACTTCTAGTGATGAAATTATATGTCCTGAATGTAAAAAAACTTTTAAAAGCAAATCAGGATTAGCTGTTCATCTAAAAACTCATCAAAAGTAGTTATTAATTTTTAATTATAAATTAGAGGAGTAAACCTGGCAAAAAATCAAATTAGAGGACAAAACCTGGCTAAAAATGGAAAGGAGAACAATATGGCAAACGAACAAGAAGGGATTGATATAGAAACATTAAATCCAGAAAATGAAGGTATCTATATTCCAAATGAGGAAATAGATACAGCAGAAGATACAACAGTAGAAGAAACAGAAATAACTGACAATAATGTCGAAGTCAATGTAACTGATACTAATGTTGATTCTGACAAAGAACTATTAAAAAAAGGTGTAAATGCTGAAAGAAAGAGAAGAAAAGAAGCAGAAAGAAAAAACAAAGAACTTGAAGCTAGAATAAAGGCTCTTGAAGAAGCTAACAAAACACCTGAAAAAACTACACTTGAAGAACTTATTGAAAGTGGTATTGATGAAGATATTGCTAAAACTATAGCAACAGCAATTGATAAGAAGCAAGAAGGTTCTAAACAGGCTGAAAAAGATTTAGCAGAACTTAAATTCAAATTATCTCTTTCAGAAGCTTCCAAAAGACCTGAACTTAAAGACATATTAGACTATGAAGATGAGATTAAAGACTTAGTCGACAAAGGTTTAACAATCGAACAAAGCTATTATGCTTTAACAGGTGGAAAGACTTTAAATTCTAATAGCGAAATCGAACGTAAATTAGAAGCAAAGTTAGAAAATAAGCAAGCAAGAAAAGACATCTTAGGCAATATAAATAATACAGTTAGTAAAGCTGTAACATCAAATAAAGCTAAAATACATGCTACAGTAGAAGAAATAGCAATTGCTAAAGCTGCTGGAATGAGTATTGAAGATTATCTTGCTGTAAAAAACATGGATAACGTAAAGGATTATGCTGAATATTCAAAAGGTAAAAAATAAACTTTCAAAATCTTTTATTTATAAATTTTATAAATAGGAGTTGATTAATATGGCAACAATGACAAGAGAAAATTTTGGTGAATTAATGACACCAGTACATAAAAAAATATTCTTTGATAGTTATAATGAACTACCAAAACAATATTCAAAAATATTTAGAACAGAAAAAATGACAGGAAAAGACCAAACATATGCACATTTAGGAGCTTTTGGTTTATGGGGAAAAAATACAGAAGGAGCAGACTTCAACGAAAACTCATTTAGCGAAGGAGAAAAAGCTAGTTTCTCTGCTAATAGATATGATAATTCTTATGTATTAACATGGGAATTAATGCAAGATGACCAATACAATGTTATGAAAGGTATAGGAAAAGGTGGTTCTGCTAAAGGATTAGGAAAAGGATTAAGAGCTACAGAAGAAACAGATACAGCTAATGTAATCTTAAATGGATTCACAAATGTAGGTTATGATGGTGTATCATTGTTCAATAAGGCACACCCTCTTGCTGATTCAGAATCAACATGTTCAAATATAATTGAAGGTGCTTTGACTGATACTAACTTGAAAGCCGCTTTAACATTAATGAGAAAACAAACAGATGAAGCAGGAATAAAAATAGCCGCTTCTGCTAAACAACTTGTTGTATGTCCTGAATTAGAATTTACAGCTAAAGCTATTGTAAACTCTATATTACAAGCAGGAACAAATAACAATGATGTAAATACTGTACCAAACTTAGAAGTAGTTGTATGGGATTATTTATCAAGTGATACAATGAAACCTTGGTTTATACAAGATACAACTATAGATAACCTATTATTCCTAAGGAGAGAAGAACCAATCTTTGATTCAGAAAGAATCCAAAAGAAAATGGACTACAGAATGTTTGGTTATACAAGATATGACTGTGGTTACTGTGATTGGAGAGGACTTGTAGGTTCTAAAGGTGTTTAATAAATTTTAAATATTATTTCAGATAAGGGGAGCAATAATAAAGTTGTTTCCCTTTATTTTTTTAGAAAGGAGAAATTTACTATGCCTACGCCATATGAAGAAATGAGCCAATCTTCTATAGCTTCTACAGGAAAGCCTGATAGTAACTTATCAAATGATTCTAATAAATTAGGCGGAATAGAAGCGGAAGATTATGCAACAAAAGAATATGTGAAGAAATATCATGATACAAAAGAAGCCAATTTGAAAAAGTATATAGATGACCAAGATAACAGTAAATTAAATGAAGCTAAAGAATATGCTAATTCTATGGTAAGAAATCAAGACTTTTCTGGTTTTGCTAAAAATGCAGATGTAACAGCACTAAAAGAAAAACTTGAAAACGATTTGTCTAGTAAAATAAATGAACAAAAAAAATATACAGATACAAAAATAAAAAGTGTTGTAGATGACACAAATAGCAACTTTAATGATGTAAATACAGCTATAACTAAGTTAAATGATAATCAACAAAACCTTTTTCAATCTGTCAGTAGTGGAAAAGCAAAAATAGCAGGGGCTATTACTGACAAAGGAGTTACAACCTCTGCAAATGATTCTTTTGATACTATGTCAAATAATATTAGAGCTATAACAACTGGTGGAACAATACCAGAAGGCTATGTAAACACATCTGATGCAGATGCAAGTTCATCAGATATATTATCAGGAAAATCAGCATATGTAAAAGGACAGAAAGTCTATGGCAGCCATATCTGTCAAACAGGATATGATACATCTGATGCCACAGCAACTCCTTATGATATTCTATTAGGAAAAAGTGCATATGGAGCTACAGGAAAAATAGATGGGGTTTTACAGATAGAAAGTGGAGTACCAAGTTATTCTATTGGAAGTGTTGAGAAAATTTATGGTACATCTGATATTTATAAAAACTCTAGCATATCACAAAGTTTTCAAGAGGACCTTTATTTCACAAATGCTTATACAAAAATGATATGTGATACAAATGGAAATGTTGTAGGGCTGATTTGTTTTGATACATCAACTAATACGATTAAATTATACACGTATAGTACAAGTTTAATAGGTAGAGCTAGTTTTTCTAATGTTCAAACTTATAATATATCTGATATTATAGGAGAAGCTGATTCATATCAATTTCGTGGAATTACGACAAGTACAATTATTAGTGAAGAAGGATATGTAGCAATTATGGTAAATAAAACATTTGTTGTACTTAGACTCTTTTTATATGAAGAAGTTTTAGGGACAGGAACTAATGGGGGTAAACTATCTAAATATTACTTAAAGCTAGATACAGATAAAATATATAAAAAAGAGTTTACTTATGTTTATAGTTCTTTGACTTTGAATTATGGAAATATGAAATTTGTTGAAAACATAAGTAAAAGTGACACATATAAAGCTAAAATCATAATAGTTGGCTGTAGTGATGTAGACGAAAATGTCGAAAAAAAAGGTAACGTTATTGATTTTATTAGGATATTAGATTTTTATAATTCTTCTGATGGAAGTTCTACACCACAAGTAGATGTATCAGAAGCTAGAAATTCTATAACAAAAGATTATGCTGGCATTGATTATGTACATAAAATTGATATTATAAATAATGGAAGATTAGTATATTTTAGTTACAATAATGGTTTAAGTGGAGGATACAATAGGAATTATGTAGGATATTGTTTCTTAGATGAAAATTTTAATTTTATAAAAATGGACGTATTATCAGATGTAGGCGATACAAGCAATACAGATGGCTCAATGAACGAGTGTTTTACTGCCACTGCAAATGGAAAATATATAATTTGGAGAAGCAATCTATACAGTACAACTATTGATTATAATACATATAAAATTAATGCAAGTTTAATTAAAGATATATCAGATATAAAAAGTATAACATGTAACTACAATAAATTTTCTTTTTCAGTAGATGGAACAAAATTATATCAAATAAAACAAAATGATGTAAAATATTCTGCATACATAAAAATATATAAATGTACAGATACAGGAACAAACATAGATTTTAGTGAATTATATTCTTTAGAAATTCCAGCAAGCAATGCTTCAATTAGTATAAGACATGTGGAAAATGGACAAATTCTGGCTGGCTCTGGAGTTACTTTTGTATATAATAATAATGCTTTTAACATAGTACAAGTAGCAAAAGATTATTCAGAAGTAATAGGCTTATTATATAATGGAGACCATTACTACAAAGTAGATAACACTATTATAACAGCGATAGCAGATGATGTACGTTCTGGCAAAACATTTATTGGAAAGTCAGGAAATATAGAGACAGGAACATTGGAGGTGCAATAATATGAGTGATAGATTAAAGGAAATTAAAATTCAAGAATTAAAAAATATGTTCTTTTATACTTTTGGGATAGTTCCATTAGATAATTACGATGTTGTAGGAGATGGACTAACAGATAATAGATTGGCTATACAGCAAGCTATATATGATGCTATAGAAGTTGGAACAAAATATATATTTGTAACTAAAGGAGAATATTATTATAATCAAACCTTAAATAAGGCTGATGAAGTAATATTTATTGGAAATAATACAAACACATATATAAGAGATATAGAAATAAGACAATTCCCTGATATGTGGAACGAATCACAAGCAAGCACAGGAGCAATTAATCCAATAGGTAGTGTTATTTTATATGCTGGCAAAAAAAGTATTCCTAAAAGCTATTTAGAGTGTAATGGACAGAAAATAAAGACTAGTGATTATTCTGCATTATATTCTGTATTAAATAATGTAGATTTAAGCACCGTAGATAGTATGCCAGATACATTTCCTGTACCAAATCTTGCTACAGGAAATAGTGCAACAAAATATATTATAAGAGCAAAGTAGGAGGTATTTTATAAATGTATAATGTAAGTAGAACAACAGTAAAACAAGTTTTAGATGATATTCAGATACGATTACCTCATACATACACAGAGGATAGATTAATGTTATGGATTAATGAGACTATGAAAAAAATCTATAAAGATTTAGCAATACAAGAATATTATTCTTTTGAAACAACAAAAGGACAAAAGTTATATTCTTTACCAAGTGATTGTAGTATAGATATGATTAAATATGCTGTTATTTCATCTAAAGCTAAAAGTCAAACTAATTATGATTGGGGAGAGTTTAGCAAGCTTAAATTTTATGATTTAAAAGAAACAATGACTGAACAAGGTTATTATGACGGAACAGAAGGAACTATAGGGATATATCCTATGCCTATAGATAGCAAAAAAGTAAATATTTATTATCATAAAAAACCTAAGATGGTAACTAGTTTAGATGACAACATAGAAATAGATGATAACTATGTAGATTTAGTTAAATATAATGTGTTATCTATTATTGCAATGTCTGGTCATAACCCAGATACAGAATTAGCAAATGAATATATACTTTTATATAATAATCTAGTTCAAAAAGCTAATGAAAGTAAAAATGAAAATCAACAAAAATATACTTCTATTCGTGACGAACAACAAGCAAGAGTTAAATGGAGAAGGAGGGGATAGAAAATGCAGCAGAATCCATATTTAGAAGCGGTACATTCAAAAAGTGATAATGTAATATCTTATTTAGCTGGTGGTATATCTAATATATATCCTTCCCAATTTATCCAAGATGATGAAGCTCAGGACATGTATAATATGTGCCTTGATAATTATCCTGCTTTAAGAACAAGAATAGGAAGAACTATGTTAAAGAATCCAGGGCTAAAAGGAGAAAAAATAAAATACTTTGGAGTAGCTGGTGTGAATTATATATTTTATATACAAGGTAATACATTAAAGGATATGTCTGGTACAGCAATAGCAACTAATATAACAGGAGATAAATTTCAACATGTATATTATGCTGATGGAAATAATGAATACTTAATTCTATACGGAAATGGTATAAAACCTACAAGACATAAGTTACCACTATCAAGTGTAAATACTCCAGAAATAATGCCATTACCTAAAGATAATGATGGCAATGAGATTATCTTTGAACATATGTGTTATCACAAAAACAGAATGATGGCAAGCAAAGGAAATATGTTATACTTTTCAGGTTTGCAAAATCCTATGGATTGGACAAGTACAGAAAATTCAAGAGAAGATAGAGTACCTAACTGTCAACAAATAACAGGCTTAGTTAGTTTTGACGATAAATTGATTGTATTTAGTCAAGCTAATATGCACTTATATTATGGCAGTAATGTAATATCTGGAACTAGTAATTCTTATAGTTGTGTAAGTTTAGATAATAATATAGGCTGTTATGACCAAAATACAATAAAGGTCCATAACAGCTATTTATATTGGCTGTATGGAAGAAATATTTATGAATATGATGGAAGCACTATAAGAAGTATAGAAAAGCCTACTAGTAATAATGGTGTTACTGGTGGAATACAAAAATATATATATGGAATTACATTAAAAGAAGCGGAAAAAATATCTGTTGCTGCAAGTGAGGATAAAATATATTTTTGGTTTCCTGGTTATAATTATTTTTTAGTATTTGACCAAAGATTGAGAAAATGGACTAGAGAATTACAACCAACAGATGATAAAGATGAACTATACTATGTAAATATTTGTGATAGTTATAATGATTTAAACTTTTCACAAACACCTACACCAATATATGCTTTAACTGCAAATGGTGTTATATATGAGATAACAGGTGGAAGGAAAGATGGTTTAAATTATATACAACATTATGGAATTGATGAATTTACAGGAGCAAATGATGTTGTATATACAAAACCTATTCCTTTTTACTTTAAATCAAAAGAGTTTAAAGATGGAGTATTAAGTAAGAAAAAAGCTCTATCTGAAATATGGTTTAACTATGACTTAGATGGTACAGTAAATATAAAAATAACAACTAATGATGGTAAAGAATATGTAAAAGAAAATGCCTTGCCTAATGGCAAAAACAAAACAGAATGTATATTGATTCCAAATGAAATACAGAATGTTTCTAGTTATACTTTTGAAATATATGGAGCTGGAGATGTTACCATATACGGTATGGAAAGAAAGTATAGGGTTAAGGTACGATAATAATGTATTTTAAGCAATATAGTAGTAATGAGGCTACATTAAAGGAGTGGTCAAGGCAATTAACTATAGCAAACAAAGGTAACTACATGACTTATTCAACAGTAGAAAGTACACTAGAGCATTGGAAAAACATATTAAATATGCAAACAGGAACTAATATTTTTGATACATATTCAACAGTAGAAAGCACAATATATAATTGGAAACAAAACTTAAACAATATTTATAATAAATAATTGAAAGGAGATGCAGCTCAATGGCAAATACCTTATTAGCAACCAATAGAGCAATTTCAGCAACAAGCAATCCTCAAACTAATATAGAACAAGCTAATAATACAAGTGGAGTTCAGCAACAATCTATCCCAACACATAGTAATGTTAGTACACAAAGCATAAATCAACAATCACAAGGAAATACAATAAATCCTATAACTATTCCCATACAAATACAACCAGAAATACAGGCACAACCTGTACAGCAAAATCGTGCTAATAATATTCAATCACTACAAGTTAGCAATCAACAGCAGCAAATAAATGCACCAAAGCCACAAACATATTCTGCACCTACTACTAATAATACAATAAGCTATGACCAGATATATGCTTCATATCAAAGTCAATATGGAACAAATTCTAATAATTCGAATTCTTCTTATACATCAGGCATTAAGAAAACTAGCATAGGAACAACTATTGTAACACCAACAGTTACTAATACTAGTTCGCCTGAATATCAATATCAAAGCCAATATTCTAATACAATAAATGGATTGATAGGTACATTACTAACTGAATTGACAAATGGCTTTACATATGACCCATCAAAAGATACAGCTTTAAAGGTTGCTACTGAATACGCATCAAACACTACTCTACAGAATCTAGCAGGGAGTGGTGTTTTAAACAGTTCTTCAACAAATGAAAGAGTCGCAAGGGTAGTTAGTGAATTAATCCCAACATATGAACAAAAGGCACATGATAGGTGGTTAGAAGGAATAAATCAATTAGCAAGTACAGCTCAACTTATAATGAATTATGATAATCAACAGTTTAATTATTGGAAAGATGCTAAAGACAGAGAATTTCAAAACAAAGAATTTGAATATAAAAAGAAACAAGATGCTTTAACAAATTCATGGAAAAGAGTAGATGAACTTGGATATGTAGATAATGAAGCATCTACTATTTTAGGTGTACCTGTTGGAACACTAAGTAAAGATGCAAGAGAACAAAAAGAACAACGAGAATATGAATTGCAGAAAATGAGAGAACAAAACGAAATAGAATATAAAAATAATGTTGCATTAGCAAAACTAAAATCAGAGTTGGACAAACAAAGCAATAAAGAGTTGACAGAGTATAAATATCAACTTGAACAAAAATATAATAGCTCAAAGAATTCCACAGATGATACTAATTACAAAAAATATGATGAAATAATAAAAAATAGATATGCTTCATATGATAGCATGTCTCAACAATATATAGTTCCTGATGAAGAAACTTATAGTCAATTAGGAGATTATTTAGATTCATTGTATGCTAATGGCTTAATAAGCGGAGAAGAATTATCAAGATTATCTGCAAAATATTCCAAATATGGAAACCAAATAAGCCTTCAAAGTTCAAACTCTAATGAAAGTACAGGATTAAATGACAGTAATCTAAATACTTGGATAAAAGCACTTGATGGAGATAATAAGTCTTTAGATAAATTAAGTGTTAATATAAATGGTCAGAAAAAATCATTTGTAAGAAATGAAGATGCACGAAACGCAGTAAATACAGCATTGACACAAATAAAAAACGGTTCTTATAAATATACAAATAATCAACAATTAATGAATGATTTAAAGAATGGTAAATTTGGAAATCTACATTGGGGATTATAGAAAGGAGTAATAAATGCTTATTGATAATGAAGATGAACTAAAAAAGAAAAAAGAAGAAGCACGTCAATTAAGAAATTCTTTTGGTATGGTTACTGACAATGATAAAAAGATATATGGCAATGATAATTTTAGCTTTAGTGATAGTACAAGCAGTATTAGTAACAAACACGATTCAGAAGATTTTTCAACAACCCAAAATAATAGTTATAGTCAACGATTAGAAGAAGCTAAGAAAATCAGGAATTCTTTTGGTATGACTACAACTAAAGATTCTGGAAATGATGATTTTATGAATTTTAGCAAAGATGATGATACAATTACTACTATACATCAAAAAGATGATAACAATATATCAGGGACACCTAAATACTATGATACTAATATTGATAATATTGAAAAAACTGCGAATACTGATACAAGTATTAATGAAAATACCGAAACAGAAGGAGAAAGTAAAACTAAGAAAACCGATAATAATCCTTCTATTACAAGAAAAGTAGATCAACCTAGTTACAAGAATATAAGCCTATCTGTAGCAAATCCAGAGCAAACAAAAAATGCTAAGCCTATTGTAGACTATACTTTACAGCAGCAAAAAGAAGAAAAAGATTCACAAAACATATTTGTAAAAGCAGGAACATGGATAAAAGATTTATTTGGTTCAATTGGTGTAAGTATAAAAAATACAGCCACAGGATTATACAAAACTGCTAAAGAAGGATACGATGAAAGAAAAGAAGCTGTTGATAATATGTCAGAAAGTGATATACAAAACAGTAGTAATAAGAATAAAATTCTTGCTGATACAATTGCTCCTAATACGTTTTTAACAAATACAAATAATAATGAAAACTTAAATTCTCAAAAAACAAAATTAATTATAAATGATACTATACAGGACGTCTCTAGGTCAACAGCTAACGGACTTATAGGTATTGCAAATAATGTTCTAAACTTTTTGACTTTTGGAACATTAAGTAAAGATACAATTAAAAAAATACCTGATTTTTCTGTTTTACAAAATTCAGAACAGTATGGAGAATACTCATCACAAGAAGAATTAACGAACTCTATACAAAATGATAAGAAGCAAGACTTAGCTGATTATGGATTATATAATCCTTCTGCTAATGCTGTAGCAGATATTACTGTAGATGTAGCAGAATTTTTATTATTAAAAAAAGCAGGATTAGGTTCAACATCTGCAATGGTTACATCTGGAACAGCAAATACTCTAGGAGAAACAGGAAATGTAGAAGATGCCACTAAATCAGCAGTTAGTAATTATGTTTTTTCAAAGGTACTAGATAATAAATTAATAAATGAAAAACTTGGAAATGCTGTATTTAATGGTACCAAAGGAAAAGTAGTAGAAGCTTTAGGAAAACATGGAGAGCTGTTAGATACTGATACACAAATGAAAATAGTAAAAGGCTTATCTTCTGCAAGTGCCACATTTTCTGAAACATTTGTAAGTAGAATTTTAACAAATGAGCTACAAGCAGTTGGAGATTATGGAAATGATGTTTACAACAAAGATGTTCAAAAAAATATCTTAGTTGATGGAGTAATTTGGTCTGCAATATATGCAGGAATTAGTGGATTTTCTGGTGCCTATGCAAAAGTTGATGTAGAGCAATCTAATATTAATGATGCAGAAGCTAAAAGACAATTAGAAAACTGTTATAGCATAATGGAATTAGATCCTTCTAAAGAATATACAATTGAAGAATTAAATAAACAACGTAAAGAATTGGTTAAAAAATACCACCCAGATTTAGCTGGTGGAAGCAATGAAAAAATGGCTACAATCAATAATGCTTATGATGTATTAAATAAATATATTACAGAAGGTGTTATTGACAAAGTTGTTATACATACAGAAAGTTCAAATACACCACCAAAAGAAGATAATATAAAAGAAAAGCAAAACGGAATGGTAGTAACTAAAGATGGTCAAATATATGTAGATTCTAATGATATTCTAAAACAGACTGCAACCAATATAGCAAAATCACAAATTACTCCTGCTATAACTACTATAGTTGATAAGGATAACAACTTAACTGGGCTTGAACAAGTAAATGTAGTTCCTTTTGAAGTTGAAAATTCTAAAGTTCCTACTATAACTCCAGCTATATATGTATCTGATGATGGAAGTATAAATGTTATAGATACAAATACAGGAACAAAACTATTAACAAATGCTAAAGACGCAGATACAGCTATAGAAACTGTTACAAAAGCTTTACAAAGTAATGATGAATCTAATATAAGAAATATTGAAAATGAGATAACTAAAAATTCAATACAAGTAGAACAAGCTATAGGAAACATTATAGATAAAATAAATGAAAAAACAGGAGAAAATAATGCTCCTGATATTAGTCAAGAAAATCAAGATGATTATTTTTCTAGTACTTTTGGCAATATGCCTAATATTAACGAGGACAGTCCTGAAAACTCTTTTTATGGTTCTCCTACAAGTTATATACCTCAGGAACAATCAGTAAATATAGAGGCAAATAACGCAATTAAGAATTTATCTACAGAATCTACTGAAAATTATATCAAACCTGAAAATCATACTAATATGGAAGATAGAACTTATGAGAATGTTGGAAATAAAAAGGTTTTACCTTATCAAACAGAAAATCCAGAAATATCACAAGATATAAAAGATATGGCTGCTAATTTTATGGAGGACTTAGCCTGCTCTATACCAGGAGAAAGATATAAAGCAGGAGATACATGGACAGGGCAAAAGAGAAGTACAACAAAGGAACTTGCAAATTTTAAAGATCTAACAGGTGCAAGTTGGGATAAAATTAGCAAGGTACTTAATGATATTTACGATGGTAATGGAAACTATGTTTTAGCCAAAAAGATGGAACTAGAGTTAGACCAAGCTTTATCAGAAGGTTATACAAATATCCATGGTAAAGTAATTATGCCTAATAATGAATACTTAAAGAAAAAGAGTAAGATTGAAGGGAAAAATTATTTATCAATTGAAGAAAATAATGATTATGTTCTAGATGATGATGCAAGAATTTTTGGTATGAAAAAGAAAAACAGCAATAATCTTGCAAAAAAGAGTAACATAAAGTATAATAGTAATGGAATACAATTAGGAAAAAGAGAATATGCAAATGTAATGTCACTTATAAATACTAATAATACTAATAATTCTAAAGGTACAGATAGTATCTTTTCTTCTAATTATTTTTATATTTATGAAAATGATGGTTTTAACAATAATAAAATTATTGCTAAAATAGAAATCGAAAAAAATGAAGATTTGATAAATGCTTTGCGAAAGGAGATTAAAAATGGAACTAACGCAGGAACAAAAAATATTAGTAACACTATTCAGACAGCTAGAAATGTCAGAAAATTTAATAATAGCAACAATGATAGCAATAAAAGAACCCAAACAAACAAACAAGCTATTGGACTATATAATAATGAAGGACGACAAAGGGGAGAAATTGGACAAAGACGAGATAGTCAAAAAAGCATTAGAAATAAGTCAGGAATAGAGAACTCAAAACAGAGTTCTTTTAATTTACATAAAAATAATACATCAAATAATATAAAGTCAATGAAAAAGCAATCAACTTCACATCAAAATGGAGGTTTAACAGAAACAGAATATGATAGTCAAGGAAATCCTATATCATTCAAGACAGCCCAATTCTTTAAAAACAGTAAAGTTCGTGATGATAAAGGAAAACTCATGGTTATGTATCATGGAACAGAAGCAAACGTAGGAATACCAAAAGAATATTGGTTTAATATATTTGATATTGATAAAGCAGGAAATCATGGAAATATGTTAGGAAATGGATTTTATTTTACATCTGATAGGTCTCATGCTGAACAATATGCACATTTGAAAGGAAATATATATGAAACTTATTTGAACATAAAAAATCCATTAGAATTAAATCATTTTAGTACAGGAGATTTAGCATATACAATTAGAAATATTAATCCATATATAGAAGCAGATATATACAAAAAAGATGGAAGTATTGATGGCTATAAGGTAAGAAAATATCTTCTTGATAATGGTTATGATGGCATTCATTCAGGAAATACATATGTTGCATTCAACTCAAATCAAATAAAGGCAATAACAAATTCTGCACCAACATCAAATGATGATATAAGATACATGAAAAAAAGCGGAACATTAACTCAATCAAAAGAACTACGAGAAACAGACAACAAGGGGAGAGAGTTATCAAAACAGCAGCAAGACTACTTTAAGAATAGCAAAGTACGTGATAATAACGGCAACTTAAAAGTTGTATATCACGGAACAGATGCAGATTTTACAGTATTCAATTATGATTATTTAGGAAAAAACGGTACTGCAAATGGAAAAGGGTTTTATCTAGCAGATGATATAAATGTTGCAAAATCCTATAGCAATGGAAAAAATCTCATAGAAGCTTATGTTGATATTCAAAAGCCTTTAAGTATAGGCAAAACAACAATGTCCGAAAATGATTATATAAAATTTGTAAAAGCTGTAAATGATAAAACAAATGGCACATTATTTGCTGACTATGGAGATGGAGAAAAGCTAACTAAGAATAGTAAAGAATATAATGATGTAGTAAATCAATTTAAAGAAGAATATAAATACGGCGGAGATGATGTAGATTTAGCCTTATCTATATTAAACAGTGCTAATATTAAGCTAGAAGATGGTTACAGGTTATTACGAAATACAACAGGCTATGACGGTATTATTGTACCAACAAATTATAAGGATAATGGAAAAGATATTCCTTATACTCAATATATTCCCCTAACACCAGAGCAAATAAAAAATGTAGACAATACAAGTCCAACTAATAATGTAGACATAAGGTATCTAAAAAATTCAACATCACAAGATTCTGTTTCAAAAATTAATGTAAATAATATTCCAAAGACTGTAGATACTGAATTGGGAAAAACTAATGCAGAAAGAGAAGATTCATATATAGAAAAAGAAATACAAAAAGTAGAAGCCAAAGGAAATTGGGATAATTCTATTCCAGTTACTAAACTATCTGATATTAATAAAACAATTGAAGATTATTTACAATTAAAAATCAAAAAAGGAAGATTCAGACAAGATGCTTATGGTATATATAAAGACAAAAGAGATGTATTAAGAGTACAAGAATATAAGGACATAGATACTGCATTACATGAAGCTGGACATGCTATGGACTTAGGAAAAAGAATCAATATTGATAAAGAAAGCATATCAGAAGAATTGCTTAATGCAATTGATAAATATGGCGGATATGAAGGAGAGCCAAGGTCCATAAAACTAGATGAAGGGTTTGCAGAAGTTATTAGAGAATATGGAATAAAACCAGAAGAAGCTAAAAAAGATTATCCTAATACAATTGCAATATTAGAAAATATGCGTATGCAAGATAAATCATTTGACGATTTTATATCTAAAGTACAAGAAATGACATACAATTATATACATCAAAGTCCAAGAAATAGAACATTAAGTAACTTGTCTGTTGGAGAACAAACGGATAAAAAAATTTGGAACAAAAAGACAATAAAAACAGAAATAATGAGAAATGTATTTGACAGTGATTATGCTTTGAAAGTTGCAGTATCTGACTTAGCAAAAGCTAGCGGTAAAAAGGTTAGTGATATAAAAGCTACAGAAAATGCTTATATATTAACAAGATTAGCAAGCGGAATAGGGGAGAGAGTAACAAGTATATTAGCAGATGGATTAATAGACGAAAATGGAGAAAAAAGATTTGAGGGACTAAATAAAATTGGAGATATACTTGGTAAAAATCCAGAAAGGTATAATGATTTAAGAGCTTATTTAGTTGCCCAAAGAGACACAGAGTATAAAGCAAGAACATTAAGAACAGGTATTAGAAGCATGGACAGCCAAAGTGTAATAAATCAATTCAAAAATGATTCACAAATAAAAGAAGCTTCTAAAATTATATATAATGCTCTTGATGGTGTATTACAATATGCTGTTGACAATCATTTATTAACAAGTGAAAATGCAGAGGCATTACGAGAAAGTAATGCTTTTTATGTACCTATGCAAAGAGTATTAGAAAATGATAGAGGAAACAACGTAGGAAACCGTGGACGAGTAAATGATATTATTAAAAAACGTACAGGTAGTGAGTTAGACGTAAAAGATGTTTTGGAAAATATTATTTCAAATTCCTCAAACATTATTAGACAAGTAGAAAATAACAATGTTTTAAAGGCTTTATATAAACAAGGAGAAGAAAGTGGATTGACAGGTGCAGTATATGATGTAATACCTGCACCAATGTTTAAAGTCGGAACTCAAACTTTAGCAACATGGGAAAAAGAACTAAAAAGACAAGGTGTAAATACAGAGAATCTGGACCTACAAAAAAGTATTGACATATTTTCTCCAAGTAACAAAGTAGATTCTAAAAATTTAATTACAAGTTTTATAGATGATAATGGAAAAAGAAAATATCTACAATTTTATGATGAAGATGTATTCAATAATCTTATGGGAATGGATAGAAAATTTATGAGTAAAATCCTATCAATAAGTAATAAACTAAATATGCCATTACGTTCTGGAGCTACTATAAGAAATATAGGATTTGCTATTCCTAATATGATTTCTGATACAGCACAAGCAGCAGTATATTCTACAGCTGGATTTATTCCTATAGTAGATAATGCGATAGGTGTACTTAATATTTTAGCAGTAGAAAATAAGCATGTTGAAAAATTCCTGAATCAAATTGCTCCTGAATATGAAAAAAAGGTAAATTTCATATATGAGTTATATAAACAAAGTGGTGCTCCAAGTTCTACAAGATTATCACAATATAGAAAGTCTACACAATCTATAATGAACGAAATATACGGTACTAAAAGTTCTACATTAGGAATTAAAGAAAGTTTTAAGCCATTAAAAAGAATACTTGATATTTTAGCATATATTCCAGATATTTCTGAACAGTCAACAAGATTCAGAGTATATCAAAAGAATTATAATTACTATAAAAGTAAAGGTAATTCAGAAATGGATTCAAGAATTATGGCTGCCATAGAATCAAGAGATGCAACACAGGACTTTGGAAGGACAGGGAACATAACACGAGAAATAAATCAATTAATACCATTCAGTGCTGCTAGGGTGGGTTCATCATATACATTTGCAGAAAAAGTATCAGATAATCCTAAAAAAGTTGGCTTTAGAATTGCTATGCTAACTGCTACAGCTTTAGCAATAAGTGCTATGGGATATAACAGTACAAAAATTCAAGAGTTAAACCAGAGAAAAAAAGATGATAATTTCGTGTTTGATATAGGAGATAATGTTATAACAATAAAGAAACCTCAAGGTGTTTTGAGAAGTATTATAAACTTAGCAGAATATATACAAGATTTAGCAACAGGACATATAGAAGAAGGAAAAGAGGGCGAAAGATTAGGAACATGGCTAAATAATGCAATTATGGATAATATGCCAGCAGATGAAGTGACAGGATTAGTTCCAAATGCTGTAGCACCTTTAATAGAAAATGCAATAAACAAAGATTTTTATTATAATACTGATATAGTTAAAAGCTATGATTTAGATTTACCTGAATCAGAACAATATTATGATTATAATTCTCAACTTTCTAAATGGATTGGCTCTATATTTAATTATTCTCCAGCTAAGATAGATAATCTAATTTCTGGATACTTTGGAGGATTAGGAACATCTGTAACTAATACTATAGATTATGTTTTGGGAAAAATGGAAGTTATTCCAGAACAAGCAGAAATGGGAGCAGAAAGAAATTCTGTAGGAAAAAGATTCTTTGTAAATGTAAATTCTAACTCTAAGTCTTTAGATGAATTATATAACACAAAAGATGAATTAACTAAAAAGAAAAATGGAGGAACTATAACTCCCGAAGAAACTAAACAACTTGAAAAAATCAATGAAGCTTCTTCACAAATAGCAGACATCAACAAGAAAATCAAGTCTATAAAATCAGATGAATACTTAGATGGACAAGAGAAAGCAGAAAAAATCAAAGCATTACAATCAGAGAGGACAGATACTGCAAGGCAAGCATTAGGAAAAGAACTTATGGATACCAGCAACAAGACTAGAATAGAAAGCACAAAGTTTTACCCTTCTAATAGCACATTAAAGCAAAACAAATATACATTGACATTGACAGATGAAATGAAAAATGAATATGAAAGAGTAGCTTATGAAAGATATAGTCAATATTCTGGTCAAGGCTTGTATAATGAAGATTATCTTCAAAAATTAGAAACAAAATGTAAAGATTATGCTAAAAACTATATGATGCAAAAATATAAAAGTCAGTTAGTAAAATCTAAATAAGGAGCTACTATTTAAGTAGTTCCTTTTATAAATAAATTAAAAGGAGCTTATCAATGGAAAAAGAATTGAATAATTTTAAAATAGAAGTTCTAACACAGCTTGCTGTTATTAATTCAAAACTTGATGGATATAATGAACTAAAAGCTACAGCAGATGAGGCAGATAAACGTTCAAGGCAGAATGAGCAAGATATTAAAGAAAATCAAAAGGATATACAAAATATTCAAGACAATAATAAATGGGTTTTTAGAACAAGTGTTGGAGCAGTAATAACTAGTGTTATTGGAATTATATTTTTATTTATTAAATTAGGAATGGGGGTGGGCTAGATGAAAAAAGCATGGAGCGATGTAAAAAGTTTTGTTACAGTAATAATGACTATTGCAATGGTTGTGTTATTGTTTGCACCTATTGAAGTAAACAAAGAAGTTCTAACTATTTTTTCTGCTACTTATGGATCAGTAATGACTTATTTCTTTACTAAAAAGAAATCAATAGAAGATGAAAATCAAGAAAACAATGACGAATAATGATAGGGGTCAATTGACTCCTTTTAATATTTTAATAATAAAAGGTGGGATTTATAATGGCTACTAATATACCATTAACACGGTAATTTTAATGTTACTTGTGAATACGGAAGAAGAAATGGAAATGGATTAAATTGGGCTGCTGGATACCATACGGGAATAGATTTAACTGGACAAGACCAAATTTATGGCACATGTAATGGAACAGTTGTTAGGATTGGTAGAAATGACATTTCTTATGGAAATTTCATAGTAATTAAAGACACTGAAAATCATTATCACTGGTTTTGTCATCTTGCTAGTATAACATGTAGTGTAAATGATAAAATCAGTCGTACATCTAAAATAGGAATAATGGGAGCTACAGGAAGAGTTACAGGAAAACATCTACATTATGAAATAAGAGATAGTAGTAATAAATATGGACACAATATAAATCCAGCAGAATACATGAAAATTCCGAACAGAGTTGGTAATTATAATAGTTCTAATTATCCAATTAGTAACACTTCTAATAACTCAAATAATAATAAAATGGTTTTGAAAACTCTTGCACGAAATACAAATTTAAGAAACAAGCCTACTACTTCTGGTTCTACATCAACACTATATCTTGCTAATACAACATTATATGTTTTACAAGAAAACGTAGCAAATGCAAATGGTTTTACTTGGGATAAAGTAAAAATAAGAACAAATGGAAAAGAAGGATATATGATTAACAAAAATTATAAATAAATATTATAAAAAATAAAAATATAGGGAGGTTTTAATATGATAACAGGAATAACAAAAAATGGAGAAATGAGAAATGTAATATTAAATGAGGACGGTTCATTACCAGTAAAAATGGAAGGAACTATAGAACAAACATCAGATAAAGAGATAACACTGAATGCAAGTATTCAAACATTATCTACTACAGCTACAACTATAACAATTAATAAAAAAGTAACAATGATTATGATTGCAAATTATTCAGAAACTTCTGATGTTTCTATAGTTGTTGATGATACTACATATCAGGTTGGTGCAAACCTTGCTGTTGAATTGCCTATGAATTCCAATATTAATAATATTGTTTTGACAGCCACAGAAGATAATACTAAGATACAAATAGTTGTAAAAGGAGTTGAATAAAATATGATTAATTTTTTAAGAAAAGGAAAATCTGGTGGCTCAAGCATAACTTCTATAAAAAAATTTTCTACAATTGAAGAAATGCAATTAGATACATCTGCTAAAGAAAATGATAAAGCTCTTGTATATAGAAGTGAAATTCAAAACATGAATGAATCAACCGAAACTCAATATATAACTTTCCCTGAAACAGTAACTTTGCCATCAGCTTTTACAGACAATATTTACACTAGATTAAGAGCAGTAGACAGTTCTAAAATGTTTGATGGTAATATTATGTTTGATTCAAGTTCTTTTAGATTTGATGGTTGGTCTGATTCTGGCATGATAAGAGTAAATTACTCATCTTCTGATGGCATTACTTATGTTAGAAATAGCTTTTCAGGAGATAATGGAGATTTAACCAACCCTGTAGACTTAGGAACTATTGTAAAAGGCGAAGAAGGTAATTTTAATGATACTTTGGGATACTTCATGCAAGTTGGTGGAAATGTTTTTGAAGGTATTTACAAGTATAAAACTAATTTAACTGATACAACTAAATTCAGATTTTTATATTTAAAAGACCTTAAATATAAACTAGAAAATTACACTTTAAAATCTGTTACAGTTGAAAAAGACTTAGAAGCTCCAGTGTTCGAAATTAATAAGATTTTAAAAGTTATAGAAAAATTCAAAAAAGAGACTAATAATACCTCAGATCATTTTATTATCTTCTTAAATACTTCTGGAGAATTATGCTTTATGGTAAAGAATTCTTCAAATTATATAAGCGGACTAGCATATTCATGGGAAGGACAATTTTTAGGACTTTTGGGAAGTTATACAAATTCAAATCTATCATATTCTCTATGTAAAATAGATTTAGAAAACGAAAATTATACTTTTATAAATGCTTATCTTAGTAATACGAATTTATATTTTTATTACAATTCTAACAAATATTATATATTACCATTTACAGACATCATAACTGTTCCTATAAATATAACTGATAACTTATCTTCTTTTAGTGTTTCAATTGCTGTAGGTGGCAATACAACTACTCAAGATTATACTTCTTTGAGTACTACTAATAATATATGTCGTCAATATGATGCATATATTCCTGACAATACTCAGCTTGATGTTTCTTCTGATTATGTATATGAAAAAACTTTTTATGGAAAAAATGGTGTACAAACTGGTACTTTACAAGAAAATAATGATTTGAGTGCATCTCAATTAAATCAAAGAATTTCTATATGGAATAAAATTAATAATTGTACAATTGGAGTAACAGATTTAACTACTTGCTTTAGAAATAACAAAGACATTATGACTATACCATTAATTGATACTTCTAAAGTAACTAATATGACAAGTATATTTGAAGGTTGTAGTTCGCTAAAAACTATACCATTAATTGACACTTCTAGCACAACAAATATGAATAGTATGTTTCATAGTTGTACGAATTTAGAAGAAATACCATCGATAGACACATCTAACGTAACAAGTCTGCAATATACGTTTTATAAATGCTCATCACTAACTAAGATACCTTCAATTGATACAAGTAAAGTGATTAATACATCATGTATGTTTTATTATTGTACTAATTTAAAAACAATCTCTGTATCAAATTTTCCAAAGGCTACAGGTATGAATGAAACTTTTACAGATTGCAGTAGCTTGACAGATATTCCAGAAATGAATACACCACTTGTAAATAATATGAGTAGTATTTTTAGAAATTGTACAAGCTTAAAAAATGTGCCTGTGCTTGATTTATCTAGTTTATTATATTTTTCTAATATGTTTAAGAATTGTCCAGCTTTAACTGATGAAAGTTTAAACAATATTTTATCTTCATTGTCCAAGGCTACAAAAATTACAAGCAACAAAACTTTAAAATATGTTGGACTAACAGAAGCTCAAGCAAATACATGTAAAACATTATCTAATTATTCTGCTTTTACTTCTGCTGGCTGGACTACAGGATATTAAAACAATAGAGCTACTTTTAATTTAAGTAGCTCTACTAATTTATAAATATATTATATATTTACTTTTGATCTTTTCAATTTTACTCATTATATATTTTATATCCTCTACAGTAATGTAACCTATTTTAGATGTTATTGTTTTATCTCCTTTTGTATATTCATTTTTCTTATATCCCTCTAACATGTATTTTCCAAAGCCTAAATATACAGCACATACATCTGTAAGTATCTCATTTTTAGCTGTATCTTCTATTTTTATATTTCTTAAATATAATAAATAATGACTTATCTAATGGTAGAACAAACATATGAAAATGACCCTTTTATTTTAATCAAATTTTTAGAGTATTTAGATATAATAAAAGGGTATTCAGACAACACTATAAAAAGCTACAGAAATGATATATTAGACTTTTTCAGATTTATAAAAGGATATTGTAATATAGAATCTTCTATAAAAGATTTTAATGTATTTATTCTATCTAACATATCAGAAAAAGATATATTAGCTTTTTTAGTGCATTCAAACATATCAAAAGATAATTCTGCAAGAACACGTGAAAGAAAAGTAACAGCTATTAAAAGATTTTACAAATGGCTTTTTAGTATTTATTCTATAGGAGATTCTAAAGAAAATCCAACAAAACACATTGATCATATTATTCAGAATGAGCGACTGCCTAAATACTTAAATCTTGAACAAGCAAAAAAGATAACAGACATATTTACAATTGAAAACTCTAAAATGCCTATAAGAGATAATACAATAATATCTTTGTTCTTAAATTGTGGATTAAGAGTTTCAGAAGTCTCTAATTTAAAGATTGGTAATGTGAATTTAAAATACAAATATATTCGTGTAATTGGAAAAAGAAAAAAAGAAAGATGTATATTTTTGAACAAAGCAATTACTGAAAAATTATCAACATATTTATCATATAGAAAGAAAGAACATAATCCTATATCATTAAATGATCCTTTATTCTTAAATTATCATCATAAGAAACTTGGAGTAGATGGAATAGAGAATATTTGTAAAAAGGCTTTCAAACTAGCTGGATTGGAAAGCTATGGATTTACTACACATACTTTAAGGCATACTGCAGCTATGCTTATATATAGATATAGCAACGCAGATTTACTTGTACTCAAAGATTTTTTAGGGCATTCTAGTGTTTTAAGCACCGAAGTATATCTTCATTTATATGATGAAAGAATAAAAAAAGCCTTTGATAGTAATCCATTAAACACCATTAATGATGTCAAAGCCGCTTAAAAAGTAGGGAGGAGGGAATAAAAAGAATATGAAGTTGAATTTCGATATAGATTCAATAAGAAAAAACACTGTTGAACTACTTGATTGTCAAGTTGACTTAATATTAAGGTCTTTAGAATTTTACTCATATACATATCAATTTATATATCCTCGTAGTCATAAGTCAAAGACACAAGAAGAAAATTTGAGAATTAGCCTTGTTAGAGATACATATCATCAAATATTATCACAATTTGGAGAATCAAAGATAAATAATCCAATAAATTATAATATTGATATTGAAGAAAACAATAATAAAAAAGTTGCATAAATTTATTGACAATTATAATTCCAATATGATATAGTATAAGAAATTTAATACATACAATTAATTTTATATTAATTTTACATATAATTTATTGTTATATAAATAAAATTAATTATATAAATTATATTTAATATGTATTTTTAAGTATTTTATAATCATTTTTTATAAACAATAAATATTCTATTTTATGCTAAAAAAACGACACACGAAAATCGATTTTAAGCCGTTTTTATTTTTGAAGCTTATAGTTTGTTATTGATAAAATACTGTAAATATGGAAAAATAGGCATTTGAAGAATTTTTAGAAAAATATATAATATAAAAAATGATAAAATAACATCTAGTAAGTATTTAGTATTAAGAGTATATAAGAGTATAAGCAGAGTAAGTATAAGGCATTAAATATGTGCTTATATATTTTACTCCTATCTCTTTTTGCACAAAACTTTGATTATACCGTGATAAATGTAATATAAAATATAAGAAAAAACATAGCAAATATAATAAAAATATAATTAAATATTTATATATAAATAAAAAGTATGTATGTAATATATAACGTAAAGTATGTATTAGATGCATACTTTTTTATTTGGTGGAGGGAACAATGTTAAGTAAAAATTTACGAGAATTCAGATTACAAAAAAAGATGACACAAACAGAACTTTCTAAAAAGACAAATTTATCAATTAGGACAATAACTTTAGTTGAGAAAGGAATACAGGAAAATCCTACTTTAAATACACTAAAAGTTCTGGCTAAAACTTTAGGAGTTAGTGTAGATGAATTAATTAAATAAAAAATGACTATATGCCTAAGTAAAAGACATATAGTCGAATATTTATAATCATTTTTCGCTATTATAGCAGATAAAAAAGTAAAAGTCAAATTTATATTATAGGAGGATTTTAAACATGAAGGGTAAAGAAAGTTTAAAAGAACAAGTTGACTTAATAAGAGCAACAGCAGAAAGTATTGTCATATCAAATGAAAAAGATTTGAAAATGGCAACTGACTTTACTAAAGAGGTAAAAGAAAAGCAGAAAATCATAAAGGATTTTTATGAGCCAATGGTAAAAGCAACAAAGGAAAGCTACGATAAAATAAAAGCTGAAAGAGATAATTTATTAAAACCATTGCAAGATACGGAAAAGGAAATGCGTAGCTTAATGAATGAATACAACAACAAATTATTGCTATTGAAAAGAGCAGAAGAAGAACGCATAAGAAAAGAAAAAGAGAATCAGGAAAAGAAATTAGAAGAAATACAAAAAGATATAGCAAAAGGTAATACAGATAATGTTCAACAAAGAGTTACTGAAATAATGAATACAACAACATTATCAGAAAAAACAGTAAATATTCCCAAAGTTGCAGGAATGTCTACTAGAACTACTTATAAGATTGAAATAACTGATATAAACAAGATTCCAACAACATTAAACAATATACCACTAGTTGAGTTATCAAAAGTTGGTAAAGATTATTTATTACAACAATATAAAATCATGAAAGCTTTAAATCAAGAATTTAAGATACCAGGGATAGAAATAAAAGAAGAAGTAACAACAGTAATAAGGTAGGTAAGAATATGGAAGATTATAATTTAGTTGAATATGAGTTCGATGGAAAAAAAGGAATAGTAAAAGTATGTAAAGAAATTAACGCAGAATCAGAAATAAAAGAAATTTGTATAAAAGATTATTTAGAAAAGAATATAAAAATATTAAAAAGGGAAGGTAGATAAAATGATGGGATTAATAGCAAAAAGCGAAAGTGGTATTGAATTTAAGAAATTAGAAGATGGAGTATATACAGCTGTATCATCAATGTTGATAGATTTAGGAATACAAAATAATGAAAAATTCGAAAAGAAACAAAGAAAGATTATTATAGTATGGCAAATTATTGGAGAAACAATAGAAATTGATGGAGAAGAAAAGCCAAGGATAATTAGTAAAGAATATACATTATCTTTAAATGAAAAATCAACATTAAGAAAAGATTTACAAGCTTGGAGAGGAAAAGCATTTTCTTTAGAAGAACTAGAAGGCTTTGATTTGGTCAATATACTTAATAAACCATGTCAAATACAAATAATAAATGAAGAAAGAAACAATAAAACATATCCAAATGTCGTAGCAATAATGGCAATGCCTAAAGGAACTACTACTACTAATGCAGAAGAAATAATATATTTCAATACTTATGAAAAGGAAACTTTTAATAACTTTGTAAAGATACCTAAATGGATACAAGACAAAATAAGAAATTGCGAAAATAAAGCAGAAAGTCAATTAGATTTATATATTAATGAATATGATGTGATAATGAAAGGTCAAAATAATAATTCAGCAGATAAAACAGAAATACCAAATTATGATTCAGAAGTTATACAGACAGATGACCTACCATTTTAATGGAGAAAAGATATGTGGAATGAAGTAGAGAAAGCCTTAAAGGATTTAGAAAAGTGTGTAAGTGAATATAAACGATATAACTATGATTATGCAATAAAAGAAAGAAAATATAGAATAGCACTTTCAAAAAAATTAACAGAATTAAGAGCATCAGGAGAAAAAGTAACACATTTAGCAGATATAGCAAGAGGAATACCAGAAATTGCAGAACTAAGGTTTCAAAGAGACATTGCAGAAGGACTAAAGAAGTCATCAGAAGAAGGTATAAATTTTTATAAGATTAAAGTTAGAACATTAGAAGGGCAATTACAAAGAGAATGGGGACAAGCAAAGTATGAGTAAAAGAAGTAAAGCATGTGCAATATCTCAGAATGTAAAAGAAATAGTATGGAACAGAGATAAAAAAAGGTGTATTTATTGCAAAAGATATGTTCCAAAAAGTTGTGCAAATGCACATTTTATAAAAAGAAGTCAACGGTGGCTTAGGTATAGAAGAAAATATTGTTACATTATGTCCAGAATGCCATTATCAAGAAGATTTTGGACAAAATACTAAACTATATGAACATTATATAGAAAAATATTTGAAGGACATTTATGGAACAGAAAATTGGAATAAAGAAAAATTGATTTATAAAAAATATTAGGAGGGTTAAAAATGATAAAAATTAAAGATGGAGTAGTAGATGTAGAAGGTTCTAAAATGGAATTATATGTTGAACTATCTACAATAATACATGTATTGTACGAAAGAAAAAAATTATCAAAAGAAGAAATTGAGGACGGTATGAAAATAGCTTTTTTAAGTGAAAACGAACTTATGGAAAAAATAAAAAAAGAAACTATTGAAAAAATTTCTGAGCTTATTAAAGAATTACTTT